ATCTGGTGGGTATTTCCCAGCAGGCAGTCAGCGACCTGGTGCGTCGCGGCGTGCTGGCTGACGGTGCGGCTGGCGATGAATGGCTGCTCGCCTATTGCGACCATCTCCGCGAAGTCGCTGCCGGCCGTGGCGGTGAGGCTGGGAAAGACCTGACCGCCGAACGCGCCAGGCTGGCGCGAGAGCAGGCTGACCGCTTGGCAATGCAGAACGCTGTAACCCGGGGCGAGCTGGCGCCAGCGCACCTCATGGAACAGGTGCTGTCGAAGGTCGGCGCACGGGCGGGTCGCATTCTTGAAACCATCCCAGGGACGCTGCGCCGTCGTTTGCCGCAGCTCGCAGCTTCCGACCTCGATGTGGTCACGCAGATTGTCGCCAAGGCCCGGAATCTCGCCGCATCCATGCGTCTGGCTGACGTGGATGCCGACGACGATGCAGATGCGGACGCCAGCGCGGCGATGCCCGTCACTACTGAGGATGATGACCAGTGACCTTGCTGCGAGGAATCGAAGCCAGCCAGCTGCAGGCCGTAGAACGGCATCTGCAGCGCGGACTAGCGTCGTGGGCGGTGCAGGAGCCCATCACGCTGGAGGCGTGGGCTCGGGAGCATTTCTACCTGTCTGCTGAGTCAAGCTACGTTGAGCAGAAGTGGACACCCTGGCCGTTCCAGCGCGGCCTGATGGCGGTGATCAGCAACGACGACGTGGCCGAGGTCTCGGTAAAGAAGTCGGCGCGCGTGGGCTACACCAAGATCCTCCTGGCCTTCCTTGGCTACAACGCAGAGCACCGACGCCGGAACCAATGCATCTGGCAGCCGACTGACGACGACTCAGACGACTTCGTCAAGTCGGAGCTGGAGCCCATGCTGCGTGACGTGGAGTGCATGCGGGCGGTGTTCCCGGCCTACCTGGCCCGGCACAAGGACAACACCCTGCAGCAGAAGAAGTTCATCGGTTCGCTTCTGCGCGTGCGCGGCGGCAAGGCCGCGAAGAACTACCGTCGAATCTCCGTGGACGTTGCCCTGCTGGACGAGCTGGACGCCTTCGACAACGACATCGAAAAGGAAGGTGCACCGGACTCGCTGGCTGCCAAGCGCCTGGAAGGCGCGACATTTCCCAAGCTTGTTGCTGGCAGCACTCCGAAGCTCAAGGGCTTCAGCCTGGTGGATACGCGCTACTCGCAGGCGGATGAGCGATTCACCTACCAGGTGCGTTGCCCACAGTGCGATGCCTTTCATGCCTTGACGTGGGGTGGCAAGGACGAATCGCACGGCTTCAAATTCGAGCGAGACGCAACTGGCGGCGTTGTCCACGTCTACCACCTCTGCCCGCACTGTACCTACCCGATGACGCAGGGCGATTATCTGCTGGCCGCTGAGCAGGGCGAATGGGTGAACTCGCGCGGCGACCTCTGGCTCCGCGCCGATGGCCGCTTCACCACGCCGGAGGGCCATGTGGTCCAGGCTCCGCGCCATGTGGCGCTTCACATCTGGACCGCCTACAGCCCGGCAGTTGCGTGGCAGCAGATTGTCCGGGAGTTCCTGGAGGCGTACATCAAGCACCAGGAAGGCGACGACAGCAAGCTGAAGGCGTGGACCAACACGACTCTGGGTGAGGCCTGGGAGGGAGAGGTCGAACGCACGGACGCTGATGAGCTGGCGAACAGGGCCGAGCCATTCCCGCTCAAGACGATGCCCCGCGACTGCTTGCTGCTCCTGTGCGGTATGGATACCCAGGACAATCGGCTAGAGGCTGGCGTATGGGGCGTCGGGCGAGGGGGGCAGATGTGGACCATCGACCACCGCGTGTTCTTCGGCAATCCTGCACAGATGGAGGTCTGGACTGAAGCTGAGGCGTTCCTGCGGGAGCAGGAATACACACACGCTAGCGGCAGGGCGCAACGGATCTATGCGACCGCGATCGACTCGGGCGGTCACCATGCCGACGCTGTGTACGCGTTCGCACACAAGTTGAAGGCGTTGCGCGTGCACGCAGTGAAGGGCGCGAGCGGCCAGGAGCGGTCCATCGAGAACGGCAACAGCCGCGTCGGCTACCGCTTCAATGGGCGTATCGAGAAGCACGGCCCGGTGCTCTGGCACGTGGGCACGAACCTCGCGAAGGATCGGTTCCAGTCGCGGCTGGACGTTGCTGTCCCGGGCCCGGGCTACGTGCATCTGTCAGATCAGCTCTCGCCCGAATGGTTCAAACAGCTGGCGGGCGAGATCCGCGCTACGCGGAGGATGAAGGGTGGGTCGGAGTCCAGGTGGACCGCGACGCGCAAGCGAATCGAGGTCAAGGACTGCCTGACCTACGAAATATGGCTGGAGGAACGGCTCGACCTGTGGGGGCCCAAGAAGGCGAAGTGGTGGGATCAGTTGGAGGAGCAAGTGCAACCGGAGAACGATCTATTCAGCCTCCCGCCGGCCGCTGCATTGCCGGCGGCGGACGTTGCATTGCCTGCGCCGCCGCTGACCCAGGTCGTGAAAAGGCCCCCGCCGCCCCCGGTGCGGGTCGCGCGCGATTCCCGTGAAACGTCACGCGATGACTTTGGATCGAGCGGTTGGAGTAGCCGCCTATGAGCAACTCGCGCGACATCGATGCTGCCGAGCAGCTGCGTCGCCTGGTGATTCGAGGCATCGTCGAGCAAACCGGCTTGAACGAGGAGCACGCGATGCCCTATGCGACGGCGGTACTGACCGTTCTGCAAACCGAGTATGGCGGTGAGCGTCTGCACATTCCCAAGGCGGCTGTGCAGGACAAGCCGTGTGCACGCGTGGAGGTGATCCGCGCCGAACTAACTGAGGGACAGAGCTGGCGATTGGTCTGCCGCAGGCATGGGATATCGAGAGCCGCTCTCTATCGCTTGTTCCCTGGCGGATTACCTAAACCATCGAAAGCGAGCTGAGAATTCAAGGTCCGTCTCACCTTCTGACAAAGATTGAGACGGCCACCTTGTAAGTGACTGATTTTGCGGGGGCGGATTCTTGATCGTCTCACACGGCTGGTAACGGTTGAGACGACCTCGTCTCCAAACTATCTCCATGCCGACACCCGCTCAAATCATGCTGCAGACGTACCTGGCCGCTGAGGCTGCGGTACTGCAGGGTCAGTCCTTCCGCATGGGGGAGCGGCAGCTGAATCGTGCCGACCTGGCGGAGATTCGCGCAGGCCGGCGCGAGTGGGAAGCCAAAGTGAACGCGCAGGCGCGAGGCGGTAGCCGCATGTCCGTGGCTCTTGCCGATTTCCGGGGTAGCGAGTGAACCGCCTTGACCGTGCCATCGCCGCTGTGGCCCCCGGCTGGGGCGCAAAGCGTGCCATGGCGCGCGCGCGAATCGCTGCCTACAGCAGCGCTTACGACGGGGCCACGCCCAGCCGCCTGCGGGAGGCTGCGCGTGAGTTTGGCTCCGGTAACACGGCGGTCGCCAGTGGCGCGACGCGAATCCGCACGCAGGCGAGGCACCTGGACCGGAACCACGACATTGTGGTGAACGGCTTCAATCAGATGGTCCAGAACGTGATCGGCCGGGATGGGATCGGCATCGAGCCGCAGCCGCGCGACGAGAACGGGAACATCGTGGAGTCCCTGGTCGATCAGATCACCCCACTGCTGCGGGACTTCTGGAAACGCCCGGAAGTCACCTGGTGCCATGACTTCGGTGCGGCACAGCGGCTGATGACCCGGACCCTGTTCCGAGACGGCGAGTGCTTGTACCAGGATCTGATCGGGCCGGTGCCGTACCTCGACCATGGCACTGTTGTGCCTTACAGCATCGAGATGATCGAGCCCGACCTTCTGCCGATGGATCTGAACGATCCGGGTCGGAACATCATGCAGGGCGTGGAGCGGAACGCATGGAACCGCCCCATCGCCTATCACCTGTACAAACAGCATCCTGGCGACCCGAACGCGGTCATGCCGGAAGTGAAGCGCGTGAGCGCGGACTTCGTTCACCACGCAAAGATGGTTGATCGGATCGGGCAGGTGCGCGGCGTCAGCCTTCTGGCGTCTGTCCTCACTCGCCTGGATGACCTTAAGGACTACGAGGAATCCGAGCGTGTGGCCGCCAAGATCGCGGCAAGCATGGCGGCGTTCATCATCAAGGGTGATCCGCAGAGCTATGGCGAGAACGAGACAGTTCCCGAGCGACGCAGCATGCGGTTCCAGCCAGGCATGGTGTTCGATGACCTGGTAAAGGGCGAGAGCGTTGGTACCGTCGATACCAATCGCCCCAACCCCAACCTAGAGACCTACCGCAACGGGCAGCTGCGAGCGGTGGCCGGTGGTATGCGGGTGTCGTTCTCATCGCTGTCGAAGAACTACAACGGCACTTATTCCGCCCAGCGGCAGGAGCTGGTTGAGCAGTACGGCGCATACGGCGTTTTGGCCTATGAGGTGATCTCGCAGATTGTCCGGCCGATCTACGAGCGCTTCATCCAGGCAGCGATTGCATCCGGCGAGCTGGTCGTTCCGCGCGGCGTTTCGATGACCACGGTGACCGATGCGATGTACATGCCGCCGGTGATGCCGTGGATCAACCCGGTCCATGAGGCGACGGGCCTTCGCATGATGATCCGCGCCGGCATCCGCTCGCTCACCTCGGTCATCAGCGAACGCGGCGGGCGCATGTACGACACGCTGGAAGAGATCCGCAACGAACGTAATTGGGCCCGTGATCTGGGAATCACCCTGGACAGCGACCCGGGCCAGGTGAGTGACGCAGGCGTGGCCCAGGCCAGCGCCGATGCCAGTTCCATTTCAACCCCTTCTGAGGATGTGCAATGAACCACCTCACCCGCAACGGTACGGCAGCGGCGCTTGGCGCTGTGTTGGCCGCGACCTTTGCATTCGACGCAAGCGACATAGAGGCGCTGCAGCCAGAGGCCAAGGGAAAATCGGTCCTCGCACTGAGCACTACCAGCGGCGGCGAGGCCGAGCTGCTGATCTACGGTCCAATCGGTGACTACTTCTGGGGTGAGGGCGTCACTGCTGCCAGCGTGGTCGAGCAGCTGGCCGGCACCACCGCGAGCGTGATCAACGTGCGGATCAACTCCGACGGCGGTGTGGTCACCGATGGCTTGGCGATCTACAACGCGCTGAAGCAGCATCCGGCCACGATCAACATGACCGTGGATGGCGTTGCTGCCAGCATCGCCAGCCTGATTCTCATGGCCGGAAGCAGCCGTCGCATGCACGAGAACACCATGCTGATGTTGCATGGCCCCCAGGGCGGTGGCTGGGGCTTTGCCGGCGACCTGCGCGAGCGGGCCGATCAGATCGACGTGTATGGGCGCCAGATGTTGGTGACGTACTCGGGTCGGGCCAAGAACCCAGCCGACATCGAGACGATGCTGACCGATCGCAAGGACCACTGGCTGACCGCGTCCGAAGCGCTGGCGCTGGGCCTGGTCAGCGAAGTCATTCCCGACGTGCACCCCGAGCCTGCGGACTCCGTCGCGGCCGCAGCGCTGCTGTCTTATGTGAGCGCGATCTCCGGGACCGAGGGCGCCGTGCATGCCCTGCTGCGCAAGCACATCCAGGCAACCACCACCGCTTCAGCCTTTGCCTCGCTCCGCGAGGTTCACCAGCGGGCCGTTGTGGCCCACCTTGAGGAAACCAGCATGAAACAGCAGTGCCAACTGATCATGGCGCAGGCGGGCACCGCTCCGGCTGCACCGAACCCCGCCGCCCCGGCATCGCCCGCACCCGCCACTCCGGCTCCGCCGGTCGCAGCCGCTGCTGTCGCGCCTGCGTCCTCGGCGCCGGCTGCAACGGTCGAGCAGGTGATGGCGGCAA